CCGGCGTCTTCAGGTTGAATTTTTCCTTGAAGTTGCTGATCATATCGCCGGCATCCTTGCCATCTGCGCCCGTAGCCCTTATCGCCAGACCGATATTGCGGATGTTCTGCTCCGCATATTCGAGATCGCCGATCTTTTCGACAATGACTTCGATGCCGGAAAGGATTTGACCGGGATCGACGCGGATGTCGGGCATCTGTGCCGCATCCACGATTTTTGCATGGAGCTTATTGATCTTCGCGGCGTCGGCGTTCGCCTGGATGCCGAGATAGGTCAACCGCTGAGAAAGATCGCCGACCATTTTAACCGCTCCAACTCCCGCCGCCCCGGACAATAGGGCCGTATAGCGGTTTCCAAGCCTGTCCAGGCCGCGTCCGGTCGCCTCGATGGTCCGGTTCAGCGCCTGCATGGATCTGGAGCCGCTATTCCCCAGGCGTTGCAATCCCCCAAGAAACTGGTTCGCCCTGGCTGCCAGATTCCCGGCGAGATCGATGAATATCGACGTCCTAAGCGGCATTCCCGGTTGCCTCCAAATAAGCGTATATCCTACTTACGGGAAGGGATTTGATTTCACCTTCCGACCAATGGGTCCTCGTGGCCAGAGCAACGACACAGGTGTAGAGGCTTTGCCTATGCCGCATGATCGCGCCCCCGGTCGGCGACCTCCGCGATGACGGCGCCATCGAGTTTGTTGGATTCCGCCTGTAAAATATTGATATCGGCGGCGGAGAGCGACTTCAATTCTCCCATCGTCAGCGGCCCGGAATGATCGCCGATACGGACGATCTGCCGGCGCATGGTATTGAGTCCCACCATCGTGGAGCTTGCAACCAGGACATAAGAGCCGTCCGGCGCCTGGTACAGCTTTTCGCTTTCTTCCGTCGCTTCGATCAGATCGCCCGCCGTCGCCTCGCGGATCTCCGCGGTCGTATGGACCGTATCCCCCACTTTCAGTCCCTTTTTAAGTTCGGCCTTGACCGTTCTCATCCCGTCACCTCGTCGCATTTCATGCCGTAGAATTTAATGGGGATCTTCCCACCTTCGCCGCCCGTCACCTCCGGGGGCACGGACGACCAGGCATTCGTCAGGGTGTACACATGTCCCGTATCTGCCTCGAATGTAACCGTGGCGTCGGTGATATCGTGGATCTCCTTCAGGGATTTGCCCTTTGCCAGGCTGATATTGCATTCGACAAAGGGGGCCTTCGTTTCCTCCGCATATCCGTGAACGGTATCGCCTTCCACGACTTTGCGCTCCACGCCGCCCATGTTGAGTTTTGCTCCTTTATCGGTCAGGAGCACATTGCCGTTATATTTGACGGTGACTCTTCCAAGTACCTGTCCCATCTTCGCCTCCTTTTACAATCTGAATTGCAGCTTGGCCGCAAACACGCGGAACTGGTTAATGACATCGGGCGGTATGACGGCGTCCACCCGGTCGGGATCGTCTTCATTCCGCTGCACAAGGAGATCCTTCTTGAATTGAGCCAGCCCTTCCACGAGTCCCGCTTCCATCCACTGGATGAACAGGGCGATCAACTCCGCACGGATAGTCTTCGGCGTGACGATCGCCTGACCCGGTGCGATTTCCGTCTCGTCGCTGGCCAGCTTGTGCCGCGGATAACGCAGAGCGATACGCACCCGCGTGCTGTAACGCAGATAGGCGATGGTGCGCATGGTTTCCACATTGAGATAACTGATATCATCAACGCCAGACGCATTGGTCCTGTAAGTCGTGATAAGCCGTTCGATGCAGCACACCCCGCCCTCGGATACGGTATATGTGGATATTCCGTCGTACAGATGGATATTGCGTTCATCGAGCGTGTAACGGTCTTCCGGCCAGGGTGCCAGTACGCCGGTCATCTCCAGGGTTTGTCTGGGCCTTGCCGGGTCGGACTCGTAGGCGTCGACGGCGCCGACAACCGCGGCGATTTCCCAGGGTGTCGTCGGCGATGCCTGCGTGCCGATGATGCACAGCAATTCATTGTTCACCGAATTTCCCAGGGTCGACAGATCTGCGAGCGTTCCCGCCGCGGCCGTAAAGGCAAAGCCTTCCTTTTTCACCAGCGGTCCCCATCGCCGTTGCATTTCCGTGTAGAGTGCCGCCAGATTGGCCGCGTCCGTCCAGGGTACGATGATCGTGTGATACTGCTCGTCCCCGATAGCGGCGATGGCGTCGGCTATGTCGGGGTTCGACGTACCGCCCGTCATGGCCGCGATCGTGACGGTCATGCCGGTCGGCAGCTTTTCCGTCTGGTAATAGTTGACGCGAAGATCGATGGCGTTGCCCGTTTCGCCCTTCCAGCGGCAGGTAAGATTGACTTTGCTGGCGTTGGTCCCATCGACGGCGGCCGTTACCGGCAAATCCGTTTTTGCATTGATCGCTGCGGCCAGAGCCGTCGCTATGGCGGACGTCGTCTCTCCGACCGTTATGGCAACTTTAACCCTCATGCCGCCGACGTATACATAAAGCGTTCCGGCTGCGGTGACGGCGCCCCCGATGGTCAGAGAACCGGCCGCCTGTGCCCCCGCCGAATCGTCATCAAGGGCCACGACCCAAGTCTCCGTATACCCGTTCGCACCTTTCAACGCATTGATCATGGCCGAAAGCATGGAGCCGCGGCCGAAATAGGCTTCGCCCTGTCCTTTGTTCGTGATCCGTGTCGGAACGCCGGCTTTGACGGTCCCGGTCGAGAGCCGTTGCCCCATGACGAGGATCAAGTGATGCTCGGTAGGCAATCCACCCACGGCCAGGGAATTGTCGGTTTCGACGTAGATGCCGGGGACCCGGATATCGATCGGTATTTTGTTGAATGATATCGACATCGCACGTTATCCTTTCTTGACGGCAGAGGCTTTGTCCGTGGAGGGCGTTGCCGCGACCGCGTCTCCATCCTTCATTCTTCTGATCCAGTATGAATTCCGGGGCTTGTATTCGCCCTCGGCCGCAAGAGGCGTGGCCGTCACCGGATCGCGGACAATCAATCCCGACCGGGCCGGGGCCAAAAACAACTTGTCTGACATGATATCCTCCTCGATGAATGTCGTTTCTCAGCCGGCCGATCCCGGCAGGCTTACATCGTCGCTCGCGTCATATTGCCCGTCCGGCGGTGCGAGATCCCAATCGGCATGGAATTTCTTGAATTCACCCAGGGTATCGTCACTTTCCATGTCCGTGGACAGCAGCGTCACAACCTGTTCCCACGTGGCCGCCCAGACGGTTATTCCCTTCTCGTCCGTTTTCCCTGAATAAAGATTTGTTGCCTCGATCCGCTCCGGCGCCGATATGTCCAATCCCCACAAATTGCCGGGGATGATTTGCATAAGCCGCGTCATGACGACCAAAGCGGCCGCGTCGCGCTTCTTATCCGCCTTGTCCGCGGTACAAACGAATGCTCCCCATACACAGCGGCAGTCGATCTGCCCCGCCTGAAAATCGGCATTTTTGACGGCCAGGCAGGCAATCCATACGGACAATGAACGCGCCGACACCGTCTTCAAGTCGTCCAGGGTGAACCGGCCGCGGTGCGAGCGGATATCGACGTTAAGAATCTGCAACGCCTTGTCGGCCTTCATGGTGTCCACTACGGCGGATCGCACGTCGTTTAAAGTCATCGCCTAATCACCTGGTCGAGATAGCGATCGATGTTATCGATCAGGTCCGTTTCATTAGCGTCGGATATGCCGATAAATGCCCGCGCCGGGATGTTGCGGTCCTCGTCCCCGTAATGCTGTGTGGCTGCGTAAATCATGTTGGACCCCACCTCCAGGCTGTCCCGGTCGACCGGAAGATGCGTGATGGTGTCCAGGAGTTGATCCTCGCTCATCAGCAAGCTCTTTCCGGCCGGCCTCCGCTCCGCATATCTTGTGGACCATGCCGGCCAGGCAACACCCTCCGGGCTTTCTTTTTCCTCCTGAATCCTGCGCCGGATTTGGCTTTCAACCGTCGCCCCCACGATCTCCAGGAGTTCCGGCTTATGCAATCGCGCCAGCCGTTTGATGCGGGCCTGTAGTTTCTCCAG